TGGCACGCCCGAGAGCTAAGAGCGACGATACGTTCTACGCATGGAGTGAGTTGTACAACGGTGGCGAGAGCAAGGAACGAAGGAACGCTAACGGTTCTACCGTTCGCATCGTTGAGTCACGCAACATCATTCCACGTGGCGAGGAAGTGACGCAGAAGGACATCGGTGTCAGCGACGACGAGTGGGAACATCTCGTTTCGAGTGGTTCCATTCGTCCTTACCCGCTTCCCGAAGGTGCGGATGAGTATACGCCGCCTCATCGGGCAGTGTTGGCAAAGATCGTCAACGAAGACGGTGACATCGACGTGGACAAGTTGATGAACCTGGGTGCACCGAGTGTGGCTGCACTTGTCACACTGCCCAACCCCATCAACCCGCCCGCTGAAGAAGGTAAGACGCTACCCGAGGGTGCGTAGATGCCGCTTGTCGATGATGCAGATGTGCAAGTTCATCTGCCTTACGACAAGCTGAAGATAGAGACGATCCCTGACGATCTCGTTCGGTGCAAGCTAGACGCTGAACGGATCGTCAGGGGTTATCTCGCTGGCGTTGTCGATACGGCAGTACTTGCGTCCTGGGCCACGCCCGAGGACACACCGGAGACGATCCGCGCAATTGCGGGTCGCTTCTGTGCTGCGTTGATCTACCGCACACGCTACAGTGAGAACCGTCTCGGCGATCCCGAGTTTGCACAGAACAAGTACAACGAAGCGATGAGTCTGTTGATGGGCGTGATCGCAGGAACGATTCCCATCGACACGATCGATATCGGTACGAACTTCGATAACACATGGTTCGAACCGAACAACAACTCTGACCCCCCGAAGTTCACGATGGCGGATCAGTACTGATGGCCGCACACATCTCATACGAGTGGGTGCCTGACCCGAAAGTATTCGCGAACGCGATGTACCGAACAGCAGATGCGTTGCGCGACACTAGTGCACCACTATTGTTCGCTGCAAAGCAGATGCAAGAAGAGATCAAAGCTTCTTTCCTCTCGCAGACTTCACCCGATGGAAGTGAATGGGTGGACTGGTCTGATAATTACAGGCCGATCGCAGAGGAATATCCCAACGAGGGCATCCTACGACGGACTACCAATCTGTATGAAGCAGCCATTGACGAGGGCGCATTCATCGTTAGTGGTGACACGCTGTTCTACGACACTAGTGGATGGCCTCTGTCGAGCGGTAAGAATCCAATCCAGTACGGATGGGTACATCAGGAAGGATCGAACACGAATCCGCAGCGACAGTTTATAGGAGTTAGTGCTGGCGGCGAGGCCATCATCTTCAATGCATTTAGGCAATGGTTCGATAACGTACTCGCGCTGTATCTCACTCCTTCAGGTGGTCTGGGTGTTCGTGGCCGTTCCTCACTCGGACGATTTGAGCATCGTGATCCTATGCCCTTCCGTGCAGGTAGTCGTCGGTGATGGCACAGGATTACTATGACATCCTTCAACCATTCGACTACATCCTTGGAATGCTCACCGATGCGCAGCCTGCCCTCGGAGTTGAGTATGTTGCGGAGAACGATGAGGACTTGCTCCCGGCCTATCCTGCCATCCTTGTTCAGTGCGATCGAACCGACCGGGAGATACACACGACGAACATGTTTCGTGTGGTCTTTCACTTGGATATCTGGGTCTTCCATGCAGAACTCAGCGTCAGTACGGCGACACGCTCCCGCAAGGATATTCAACTCGCGACGGATGTTCGGAAGCTACTTCATTCGGATAGGACGCTAGGAGGCCACATCATCCATGGATTTGTAGACGGTGAGTTTCCTGGCATCTCGGCGCGAGTGACTGACATGGGGCAGACGGGCGTCGTCACCACACGGTTGACATGGAGCGGTTCCAATCGTGTCTTGTTCGATCTATCGTAGGAAAGGCGGGACATGGCATACACACTGGAAGTGGATCATCCTGACTTCCCCGATGACTATGAGTTCGACTGCGACGGGATTCTCGTCAAGAACAAGTCATCGAGGAAGTTGACGGAAGACGATGAACTCGCGTTCATCTCACGTCATGCAGAGGGCCGTACTGTGAAGGACATCTACGGTCATGGTACGTACGCGAAGGTCACGGGATCGTCGGAGCTTTCGGGTGCGGAGAAGAAGCAGGCCAGAGGCAAAGGGAGGTGAGAACTAATGCCAGCGGGACTCGGTGGTGGAGGTAAGGTAGGCTTCGCATTCGAGGCGGTCATGGGCACGTACGTCGCCCCTGCCGTCTTCGTTCCTGTGCTGAGTGAGGACTTGCAGTACATGGAAGAGAAGTACTACTCGGAGCAGATTCGACAGCAGACGATTCATTCTGATGTCAAGCCTGCGCCGTACCACGTGGAAGGGCCGGTCGAGATGGAGGTTGATGTCAACAACCTTCCGTACTGGCTGTATGCATCTCGTCACAACATCACGAAGACGGGTGCAGGGCCGTACACGTACAAGTTCACTCCGGGCAATCAGGGGTCTGCGTCCACCGCAGCTTCTGGTGCAGTCGCACGTACCGCATCGATCACCATCGTGCGTAACGGAATCGTGTTCGGATACGTGGGCTGTGTCGTCGGTTCGTTTGAGTTCTCCGTCACCGATGAGGGCATCCTTGTCGTCACGATGGACGTTCTGGGTATGGGTGAGGCTGTACAGTCTGCACCGTCGCCGACGTGGATCGCCCCGCAGCTTTACGGTGCGGACGCATCCAACGTGTATCTCGCTGCATCGGCTGTTACGCCTACCTTCGGTGCTGCCAACGTCAACTTCGACGGGTTCACATTCCGTGCGAATTACAACGCGGAGCCGCAGAACCGAATCCGTTCGGATCGAAAGGCCAGCTACATCTCGTTCGGGATCACGGAGGCAGAGATCGAGTCTTCTCTCGACTTCCTCGACCGTACCGACTACGACAACATGGTCGCTAACGCAACGCGAGCGATCAAGCTGGAAGCAACACAGGGTGGCCTCGACTTCGCAACTGCCACGCATGGTGTGAAGCTACAGGGCAATCGCGTGTCGTACGATACGTACGAGACGAACCTTGAGGGGATGGGCGATCTGATCATCTCCGACTTCACGGGCCGGATGATCGGTATCGCTGGTGGAGATGCATATCAGATCGAAGTCAAGTCCGCAGTCAACATCGCGTAGTAGTACAAAGGAGAGAACATGCCACGCGCAACAGTCACGCAGGACACCACTCGTATCAACCTCAAGTCGCTCGATGAGGCGTATGTCGATCTACGCACCCTCTCATTCCATGAGATGACGACGCGTCAGGACATCGCAACGCGCATGTACCAGGAGCAGTCGACCGGCAAGAAGAAGAACCGCAAGGACGAGGAAACCGTTCGCGGTTACTTCGAGATCATGAACGTCGCTGTGACCGAGTACGAGTTCCGTAACTGCATCGTCGGTCACAACCTTGAGGATGAGAACGGTGACTTGATCGACTTCACGAGGCCCATGCAGGCATGGCGTCTCGATCCGAAGGTTGGTCAGGAAATCGACAAGGCCATCGAAGCACTCAATCAGCTTGACGAAGAGGGTGAGGATGATCTCGACCCTTTGTCGATTGCGCCTTTCTCATCCTCATTGGAAGAGGCGAGTATGCAGCCGACTACTTCTCCGACGGAGTAGTAACGGAGGCATACCGATGGCTTCGCGTCGGTGCTATCTGCAAAGAGCTGCATGTACTTCCGCGAGCGGGCGGTGTATTCGACCAACCCGCTCGCGAAGTACGTGTGCTTGAGGCCATCTTCAGAGCGTACGCGAAGTACCACAAGCGAGAAGAGGGCAAGAGCAAGGCACAGAAGTTGAATAGAGAGAAGCACAAGCCTCAACCCGGTAGAGAGCTACAAGAGGAACTGAGAGGGCACTAAATGGCAATGCGTGCAGGCGAGATGATGGTGATAATCCGTGCGCAGGATTTCGCCTCACGCACCCTTCGTCGTGTGGGAGGTGAGTTCGCTCACCTCTCACGTGAACAGCAGAAGCAGTTCCGTAAGCAGGCTATCGCATGGCAGAAGTACGATGCGCAAGCATCCGTATCCGCAGCGAAGGAGCGGATGCGTCAGCTTGGAATCGCACAGGACTATCGCAACACGACGAAGGCACTCGATAAGAACGTAGCGCAGCGTGCGCACTTGCTCAAGCAAATGAGCAGGGCAGAGGCATTCGTCGCCCGAGAGTTCGATCAGGCACGTACAAGAGGTGGCGGTCGAATTCCTGGCCCTACCGCGATGAGTTCCATTCGTCCCGCAGCGATTCGCGCTGTCGAGCAGTACAAGCAACAGATTACAGAACTTGAAAAGGCTAGCGAACCGCTAGTCAAGAAACAGAACAAGCTTACGCATGCCATGGCGAACTACGCGCCGTGGGTTGGCCGTGCGGCCATGAACCAGGGTGCGTACTTCGATGCGTTGTCGCGTACGAATCGTGGGCTAGTAGAGGCATACCGCAATCTGTCTCAAGCAAAGCAGGCGCAGCTTGCCTTCGATCAGGCAATGGCGCGTATGCCGATCAATCGTATGCAGGAAATGGCGCACGTCCTTGGTGGCGTGGGTCGTACGATGCAGCTATTCGGGGCAGTCGGCACTGTGGCGCTTGGCGCGGCGGCTAACACCGCAGCCAACTTCAACACAGAGATCAGCCTTGCGGCAACGCAGGCTCGCGACCTTGACGCGCCCGTCGCTCAGGTACAGAAGAGAATCGATCAGTTGACGAACGGTTTCAGCAAGAACGGCAAGGAGATGAAGGGCGTCCTGTCGTTGATGAATCAGTTCCCCGCTGATCAGAGTGCGATGGCCGCTGGCGCATACGACATCTTCTCTTCAATGAATCTGTTGGATGGCAAGGTTACGGATGTTGCAGCCGGACTCGATCTCCTTGCAACGGCCAACAAGATTGCAATTGCTGGCGGTGAAGAGCTAGACATCGCAACGAACGCGATGATCACCACGTTCAACAACTTCGATCCGAAGTTGGAGAACACGACTGAGACTCTTGACACCATGTTCGACATCATCCGCTTCGGCCGTATGCGACTGGGCGATTTCAACACGATGATGAACAAGATTGCTCCCGCAGCCGCAGGCGCGGGACTGTCGCTGCGTGATGTCGGTGGCGCGATGGCATTCCTGACGGAAGTCATGCCGTCTCAGCGTATGGTTGCAACGGGCATCTCACGATTGATTGAAGCGTTGAACCATCCCGACGTGCGCAAGGGTCTGAAGATGTACGGTGTTCAGGTGAGGAAGGTCACAGGCGAGATGCGTCCGCTGGATGACATCATGAAGGACATCGCCAAGCAGTTCCCGAAGCTCGCAAAGGGACAGATGACGGCGGCTGAGATGTTCAAGATGGTCAGCCAGAAGGGTCGTGGTGGTGGTGTCGGCGTCATGTTTACAGCAGAGGGACGTAAGGCACTGACGCAGATCATTACGCATCTCGATGAATACCTCGACCGTCAGCGTCAGATCGATGAGAACAAGGGTGAGTTCGGTGCATCGTACGAAGCACAGTTGAAGTCACTCGGTGTCCAGTGGGGAATCTTCATGAACCGCATGAAGGCGGTCATCGTTGCGATCGGCACCGACGCTATCCCTGTGTTCGCTGAATTGGGTCAGGTACTCAAGCGTTTGCTCGACTGGTGGCAGGGACTCGATCCCGAACTGCGTAAGACCATCGTGCGCATGGCAGTTATGGCATCCGTCGCCACATTGCTGGTCGGCGCAGTGTTCGCGCTCAGTGGTGCATTGCTCGGCTCAGCAGCAATGCTTGCACGCTTCGGCATGGGACTAGGTGGTGTCGCAGGGTTTATGGCGAAGCTCACGAAGGGCGTGCGATATCTGGGTGCGCTTGGAGCCATCAGCATCATCATCAACGTGAAGCGCAAGGGTAACGCAGGCGCGTGGGACTTCCTCATGGCCGCGATGTCCGGTGCTGCTATGGGTGCAGGCTTCGGCCCATGGGGTGCACTGGCAGGCGCAGCCGTCATGACTGTCATTGTCGCAGTGCAGGATCAGATGGGCCAGGACAAGACCATGAACGAGGGCATCGCGAAGATGCTGGAAGAGAACAGCAAGCAACAGCATCCTGCCGCACGGGCATACGGTAGGTATCTCGCAGCGGAGATACGCGCGGGTGCTAAGAGTGTGATGTCGCAGGACGAGTACTTCCAGTTCTTCAAGACGTTCCAGAAGAAGGGAAATGCAGTCGGTCGTACAGAGGATAATCGTGCCGCCCTCAATAGGGCTAACACGACCAAGGCTAATAAGGACTTGAAGAACTCGACTGATGATCTCTCTGAGGCGCAGAAGAGATACAACAAGGCGAGGGACATCTGGGAGAAGAAGGACAAGAAGTACACTGAGGCGTTGAGGGAACACAAGAACGCCATGCGCGAACATGTACGTGCAGTGAAGGAGTATCACGAGCAGCTTGCGAAGGCCACAGTGCAGGCGCGTCAGGAGGTTGTCGATAATCTGCGCGGCATGTACATGGAGATACAGCAGGTCAATGAACAGTTGATGGGCACGCTGTTCCAGGGGCCATTGCTCGGAGGTGAAGCATTCGATCTGGCGAAGGAGTGGGGAATCACCGCCAACATCGATGCCATGACCAAGGACATCAATCAGGCCACTGCCCTGTTCAACAAGATTCAGAAGGGATTCGCCAAGCTACGCAAGATCGGTATCGCACCCGAAATGATCTCAGAGATTCAGAAGATGGAGCCAAACGACGCACTCGGTTTCATCCAGGGCATCCTGAAGGGCACACCGAAGCAACAACAGGCACTGATTGCAGCATTCAAGAAGCGCAATGAAGCAGTGCAGTCACAGACGAAGATGGACTTCGTTGATGAGATCGAACGCTTCCGTAAGGCAGGCGTCGACATGGGCGAAGCGATCAAGAACGGATTCCAGCAGGCAGAGGTCGGTGCGTGGTTCGACAACTGGGTGCAGCGCACGTTCCCCGATGTCATTAGTAGCGCAGTCAACACGGCTGTTGCACAGTGGCAGACAGAGAATCCGATGCCGAAGGCACCGAAGCCTCCCATCCGCCCTGTGCGCCCTACTGCGCCGCCCGATCAGGCGGCAGCACCGGGCACTACGGTCAATGACAACTCCGAGACGAACCTCAACTTCTACCTCGGTGGGCATGCACGCAATGCAGCCGAAGAACGCGAGGACATGCGCAAGATCGGGTTCATCGTCAAGAATGCAATGGGCGGGCCTGCCGGGAATCGCAGTAGGTCTATCGGCAAGCCTAACACGATCAATCGCACAAGAGGTATGAAGTAATGCTGATCAAGGTAGAGCTTCGTCCCATCGTGGGATCAGTACTAGTACTCAACACAGAAGATGGGTCAGGCAACCCGCTGTATCCACTGGCGAACTTCGACATAGAGACGAACCTCGACAATCCATCCTATAAGAAGATGGCAGCGGCTGGTGAATGGGAGAGCTTCGGATACTCCGATGCAATGACTGTCGCAGGAGATGGACAAATCCTCGGCGTAGGGGCAAACGATGCAGCACGCGCTGCTAACTACGTTACACAACGACTCGCACTAGTCGAAGCAATGCTACCCCCAATGGGGTTGCAGACATCACGCATCCACGCGATCCTTCGCGTAAGGATGGATGGGATGTCGGAGGATGCTGATGCACGGGTGCGAGTGACGCAGCAGTCTGTACCTCTTGCAGCTATGCAGGGTGCACGCAGTGCGTTCCGCTTCACGATCAAGTCGTTCGTGCCTGTGTTTCTTGGCGTATCCTCTGGCGACCCATACCTCCTTGGCTGATGCCTGAGTGGTACGTCCGACTCAAGGATGCCAAGCCCCCACACCCTGTGGTGGGTGAGTTCACCGTGCGCGAACCTACGTGCGAAGTCAAGAACAGTGAGGGCGGCGGCTTCACTGGTGAGATCGCACTCGGACAGAAGCGCCGTACATCGACAACGCTCGGCGTCACACGCGATATGTTCGCTCCGAAGCGAACATGGTACGAACTGTACCGCACTGTATCCGCAGGGCCAGGCATCTGCATCAGCGATGGCTATCTCGATTCGGTCAACCTGAATCGTGATCGTGACTCTGTGCTAATTGCGGGCAAGGACTGGAAGAACTACTTCGATGAGCGCATCTATCCATTCTCGCCTGAAGCGTACAAAGAGTTCGATGATACGGTGGAAGAGATGTACTGGGACAAGTGGCCGAAGAAGTGGGTCGACCCCAGTGGCGACATCATCACAAGCAAGGTGCCTGTGCAACTTGTCGTTCGCGACATCCTACTGTCGATGCGTACCGGGCGTCCTATCGACATGCGTACGGTTGCGGCCAATCCAGGCGTACTGTCACAACAGAATGCACTAGGTGTGCCATCGTTCCCGTTGTCGATCAGTATGGTCGGCGGTGGCGATGACGTTCGCTACAAGATTTACCCTGGTGATCAGACCACGATCATGGGCCATCTGAATGCGTTGAGCGAAGCAGCGCAGTATGGATTCGAATGGGATGTCGAACCCATCACGCGCACGTTCCGCATGTGGCAGCCTCGTCGCTATCCACTCGACGTTGCTGTTTATCACTTCGCACCATCTGAGGATGAGATAGACGGAATGGCGGTCGACTTCGACTGGACTAACGAAGGGCCAGCAGGTACATACCTACTTGGACTCGGACAGGCAGAGCGCACAGGATACAAGGTCGGTGCGATCTGGTCGTACGATCCCGCACTTGAGCAGTTCGGTCGATACGACTTGGTGTACGACTATGGCACCATGACGCATCCCGAATACTTGCTCGACAAGCTGAAGGACCAGAATGATCTCTGGCCGCAGAAGAAGCTGACGTTCAGTCTGTTGAATCCAGAGTTCCTGACGTACAACTTCTACACGCAGGGCAGACCACGCGATCTGATCGGCAACACTGTGCGCGTTACGAAGGACTTCCCGCCGTATCACAAGGTTGATGCGTACTTCCGTATCAACTCGATCCGATGGGCTGTGGATGCGTCAACTAACGAAGTTGCTGACCTTGAACTGATGATGATCTACGAGCCTGAGACTGGACTGTCGGGTGGCATCGGTGGGCCAGGAGGTACGTACTGATGCCAAAGCGTAGACCTGGTACCTCACCACAGTTCACAGATGATGTCTTTGCCGATGAGATTTCGAAGCTGAAGACAACCGTACATCAAATGAAGCAGACCGGGCCGTCGTCCATGCAGGCAGACGACTACGAGAATGCGCTCGATCCCGCACCATGGGAAACGGTGCTGCATTGGCCCGTCGTCAACGATGACCACACCACTGGACGTGCACGTCCCGCTGTGCCGTGGGATACAGCGGTGTACTACTTCCCTGGCTACGAAGACCCTGATACGGGTGAGATTACACCGGAAGGATGGAAGGCGCTCAGTTCGTACAGTGTGTATGCACATAAGATATTCAGCGATGAGAAGCCCAACAAGGTCAAGACGCCTGCACGTATATTTCAAATTCATCCGAAGCACGATGGCGCAAAGGTGCGCCAGATCATCGGATGGAATGGCATCATCGATGGCACCAACACGATCATGGTCGTGAACATGACGAGAGGCATCAACCTCCTGACATCGGCACTCTCGTTCGTTGATCACGGTGAAGGGTCGATCAACTTCGGCGGTGATCCATCCAATCCGAACAACAAGGTGTACGCCTACGACAAGATTTGGATCAACACCACTGCGGCCAGCGGTAAGGGACTCGGTTGCTACGTCGATGTCGCTTGAGAGGGGTCAGATTATGACACGAATTCGCCTATGGATGAGATGAGAAGTGCCAAACACACCAAAGACATGGCCGTGGTTCGGGCAAGCGAGGGACGCCCTAGCAGCCATGGCAGGAGTGGTTATCGTGACAGAGCAAGTGTATCGGCATTCATACGATCCTATCGCGATGGGATTCGTTGGACTGTGTTGGGGCCTAGCCACCGCAGGGACGGCAGGTCGCGCACTGATTGGACGGTGGGAGAACGAACGAAAGCCGCCTCCATGATCATCAACAAGCGGCGTGCAGGACATGGGCTACTGGCGTTGGCTCACATCATCACCATTGTTCTACTGATCGCACTATTCCTCTTCGTTTGGAGTAACCTATGAGTGAGAGAGACAACGAAGCCAGTGAACGTGCTCGTGTCGATGCCGAGAAGAAGCGTCACGATCTTGAGCTACGGCGACGAATTGCCGAAGGTGGCCCTGACCAACACGTCGAAGGGAATATAGAGCCAGGCCGTTACGAAGCGGAACTAGAGCGCGTAGCGGCAGAAGAGGTTCGTGTAGGTGCGGAGGTAGACAGACAAGACGCTGCATCAGATGTCTATCGCCGTGTAACAACACTGTGGGCGATGCGATTCGCGTTGATCTTTCTCATCCCTGTTCTCGTCTACGGTGCGTTCGCATATCACGAGAACCAACGTCTCAGCGATGAGATAGATGCACGTTGTACCGATACCGTTACGAATCGAAACACACTGCGTGGATTGATCGCGAGTGGACTTGAGCCTCTTGGATATACCTATGTTCCTCAGTCGGGTGAAGTTGTAGAGACTGAGAAGGGGCCAATCGATTACTACAAGACTCATGAGGCAGAACGCAGTGATGCCCTTGTACGCACACTCGCAATTCTGAACGATCAGCTCCCAACTATCGAATGCTAGGAAGGAGGCTAACGTGCACAAGCAGTTGACACTGTGGGACGTGATCGAGGAACCCGCTCCTGATCCCGAACCCGATCCGACTCCTGAACCTGATGCACCCGAACCGGAGGGGCTATGAACGATAAGCAACAGCTTGCACTTCTCAAGTCCGCAATGGCCGATCTTCGCAAGACGAAGAAGGGCTACGATCGGACTGCGCCCAATTGGGACAACGCATTCGACAAACTTGAGAAGCTTGCTGTTGATCTTCGTCCGCCTGTCAATCAGGTACCGATGCTCGGGCCATGCCGTCGTGGTGGTATGTCGATCCTCAAGCACGATTGCACACACTACACCGATGGCATTGGTTGGCCCGCATTCGATGACTCAGACAATGCAGGCACTGAGGTGCTTGCAGTTGAAGACCTCATCATCTACGACAACACATCCGGTGCGCAAGGTGGAGATGCATTCTACTGTCGAGGCGCTAGCGGCATGTTGTACTGGTATGGACACATCACGCGTGTCCCTGCACAGGGAGCGAGATACAAGAAGGGCGCAGTGTTGACCACGATCAGTAGTCAGCATCCACGTCCTCATGTCCATCTCGCTATCAACGCCGTGCCTCTGATCGGTCATCATCTCATCAGTCGTACCGACTACAGTCATGGTGCACCGCTCATCGGTGTCCAGTTGGCACGTGTACTCAATACATAGGAGGAAGCATGACGGTTGCTGTCAACTTCGATCGCAAGGCAGTCGAAGTCACGTGGGACAAGAATGGCTACGAGGGTGACGTTCGCCTCGTCGCTACGGGCGCGGAGGGTGATGTTCACAACACGTCCGCAATGAAGAACGATGGACGTGCAGTCCTCACGTACCCGTACGACTTCTCTGGTTCATCCCACGTTCAGGTTCTCGGTGACGACGATACCGTCGTTGACGAGGGCGAAATCACGGTCGGGTAAGGAGAGTACATGAGTTCACTGTTTATCAAGAAGCTCGGCCTTGCATTCGTGCTTGGCTTTGCACCTGTGCTGCTTCTCGGCCTCATGACGCTGACGACGAAGATTCAGGAGTCAACGGCGAGCGGAGATGTCGATACGACAGGATGGGGGTGGTTCCTCGTATCCCTTCTGTCTGGTGCCATCAGTGCAGGCATCCGTGCAGTTACCATCGCGTTCAATCTCATGCCGACCGATCAGCTTCATGGCGGTGACTCGCCTCCTGAGGTGACGGTCACAAAGGACGCATGAGCACGGCTGACCTACTGAAGTTTCTCGTCCTGTGTGCCATTGCTGTCATGCTTCTGATTGCACTGGTGAGTGACGAGATTACATTCTGATCGCAGCGATCAGATAGGGGGAATGGTGCGCCCCCGAACCGAGGCCACAGTCACGATTCTCTCCCGTGACTGTGGCCTCATTTTTTTCTAGCCGATCCAGCCGGGCGCGTGCGCACCTACCAACACCCATTCACCTTCGCCTGTCAACTCCAACGTGACGCCGATGTAGGAGGCTTCGACATCCATCTTCACGTCGTACCGACCGTTGTGTCGTTCGATGCGTATTGACAGAGCAAAGTCGCTCGGCACGTCCATCTTCTGTAGCGCCTCCGCGAGAGGTGCGCCCAATGCAAGTATCTCATCGGGTACCTTACCTCGCATCTCCTGTTCGATCTGTATGTAGCCCTTCATGTCCATAGCTATACCACTTCAAGTTTGATAGCTAGTTCATTCACGTTCGCGAACTGACTACCCGCACCGAACGCAAACCATTGCAAGAGATGACGTGTCGCATCCCGTCCGTGCTTACGTCCTCTCGCATGGGCGAGCTTTGCCTTCAGCTTGTCGTCTGACCAGAATGCTTTGCCTGTGGCTGCACTCTGCTTCGTGAAGCTGACCATCGGCTCATACCTCTCTTTGTACAGTTCTATGATGCCGATCATCTTGACGGGTGTGAGATCGAGTCCACCACGTGCAGCGTTGCGATAGCTGAAGTCCTCATAGATCACATGTGTCGACTCGCGTGAGTCACCGATGAACACATCGATGAACTGATACATGCCGTCGAGTGAGAACGCTTCCTCGCCTACCTCAAGGTCGAGCCATCCGCCTGTGAGGTGTGCGATCGCGTATCCCGTGGTCTTGCCGGGGTCGAGCGCGAGAGCCTTCACGAGCCTTCACCTCCGGGCCGCTCCGGGCCGTCGAGCGGAGGCCGGACTTCGGGGCTGCGCCTGGGCTGAAGCTCCCCCACGAGGCCAGGAGCGCCCGCCTGGGGAGGAAGTCGAAGTACCTCGTCGGCGGCGGCTCCAACCCGCATCCCCCCGGCCACAAGTCGTAGGATTTCTGTCCCTACGAATGTCGGATCACGTTGATCGTGCATCTTCGAGCACCTCGATATCGAAGCCAACAGGCATGACCAACACACGAACGTCACGGTCGGTACCTTGCAACACTTGCAATACTTGCTCACGAATCGTTTCTGCCTGCTTTGTTGTGAGACGATGATCAGTCTTCACGATTAGGATGTCATCGTCGTGCAGTGTCATGCGCTTTATCTCTTGGATGTAGCGTGGTTCACGGTTGAATAACTTACTTAGCATCGATCCTCCCCACCGTCACCCATCCGTACATATCGATCTGACACAACGTGTTCGTAGTTGCCGAGTGCCGTACTGTGGCATGCACGACGCGTCCACGGGGTGACTGCATCAACATATAGTCCCTCTCCGGCATCTTCTCCATACGTTGCTTGCAGCGTAGGCATGTAATTTCCGCTGCCATCACTCTGTACCATCCTTGAATCCCTGCATCTTCAGTTTCATGATCGAGTGCGGCCCGATACTTCCGAGATTGTCAGGCCGCTTGAGGTAGGCATATGTTGTGGGTGCAACGTCACCACGAATGTCACCTAGGTTGTGCCGAATACGGTCGACGTAGAACAACACGTCAGCCACCTCGATCTCGTCACCCCGCGACAGGATGGCACTTGTCGTGATGCGAGCGTTGGCACGTGAGAGCCAATACGTCTCGTCGTCATTGTCGAACATGAGTGTTACACCCATTATTCCTCATCCTCCCGTGCATATCCATTCATGTACGCGTCGACCATCTTACTGCACTGCTCACCGAATTCCTTTACTTCTTCTTCCGTATCGACAATCCGTTCAAATGCGTAGGATACGTTCACGTTCGCACTGATACGCATGTTGATCTGTGCTTTCATCACCGGCATTACTTAGCTTCTCCCCATGTAGGGCCGACACCGATCTCGGCCTTGAACGGTAGTTTCCAACCTAGCTCGTTGAGTGGTGTCTCGGCCATGATCTGCGTGACGATTGCACTGTACTCATCGACGTACTTCTCCTTCACATCAGCCACGATGGAGTCGTGAACGAGAATGCCGATCTTCGCTAGCTCGGGATTGATGTTCTTCTGCACTGCCATGCCTGCCATTAGCGTGAAGTCGCTGGCTGTCGACTGCGGCAGGAAGTTGATTCCTTCACGGAAACATGCGTCAAGGTTCTCACGCGTGAGTAGATGGAACCGACGCTTCCGTCCGAACGGTGAGACGAGTACCTTGTTCTTCTTTACCTCACGTCGTACGTCGTCTTCCCACTTCTTTACGCCTGTGAAGGTCTTCCATATCCATTCGATGTAGGGACTGGCAAGCTCAGGACGAATACCATGCTTCTCCTGAAACGTCGCAACACTCTGTCCGTAGAAGACGCCGAAGTTGACGTTCTTGCACGTGGAGTATTGCTCGTCGTTGTATCCCTCACCGAAGAATCGGGTGGCGGTTTCCTTGTGCAACGAGAGGTCGTCACGATAAATTCGCGTGAGTTCACGATCCCCACTAAATTGAGCGATGCAGCGAAGTTCCGCTTGAGAATAATCTGCTTGTACGATGAGGCATCCTTCACTAGCTCGGAAGAGTCTGCGAATATCAGGAAGCCCTTCCTTAGTCCGCGTGATATTCTGAAGGTTCGGTTTCGATGACGCCAATCGCCCAGAGTTCGTACGGTGTAGTCCGAGTTGAGTGTGAACCCGAAAGCCCTCATTTTCTTCCGCCTTCTTGGTTAGACCGACGAGATACGTACCATCCTGCTTCTTCAGCTTCTGGAAGCGGTCGTATGTCTCGGTAAAGTTGATGATGAACTGCTTACGTTCCTCTGCATCAGGCGCAGGGACGATCTTTATGATGCTGCCTTCACG